CTTCCCTTTTCGATGAGGTATCCACATAACCTCGCTATCTTGTACGCCATTTTTCCAAACAAACTCTCCTCTTGTTGTAGGAGTGTTATTAACTTCGTTATAATCCATCTGCTGATAGATTCTCTCGACATCAAATATACAACTTTGTGTGTCATTTCTAAAGGCTTCCTCTACAGTAAATGGAAACTGTCTTTTAAACTCTGATAACGATGTAGTATCATTCTTTAAAACGTCTCTCCTGTTCTGTATATAATCTCTAGCTCCAACATCAATATTCATCTCGTCAATACCCATCACAGGTTTCTCTGGAGTATCTATTACAGAGTATCCATACTCGTCTATAAAGCCCTCTAGATTATCGTAAGCAGGAATAAATAGCTTATATAACCCACTCTTAGTTCTACCATTTAAATCTTTCTCACCCATATTAGAGTCGTAGAATATATCTTTAAACTCTGCACCACCATCCTGTTGTTTATTAGCAGTAGATCCCATCATACACTTTCCTACAACCTTTCTACCAAGAAGTAAACAAGTCTGAGTTACACCCCAGTTCTTCTTTATAGAGTTTTGACCTGTCCACTTACCAGCCTCATCATGAACTAGAAGTTTAAGCTTCATACCATCATAACTATTGTCTGCTGTATTTTTCCAGTCTATAGTAGAGTTCAAAGCTTCAGACTGTTCTATATGTTTCTGATTCTTTGTTATCTTCTTAGCAGGCTCTCTAAATGCAAGCTCTACACGAGGGTTACTAGAACCATCCTGTATAGGTTGAAAAAAGAAAGGGTAGTTCCTATATATACGAACCACCTTATCAGTAAACATAGTCTTGGCATCAGAACCAGTTTTAGACAGTAATCCAAAATTACTATCGTAAACCTGAGTAGCCTGATTGACTATCTCACTACTAGCCATATAAGAAAAACCACTACGTCTATTCTTAAGGAAACACATTCCATAAGAGTTCTTGTCGTTTTTACACGCTTCCCAAAAAATAAAGAACGTTCTATTAGCATCCCTGTAATCAGGGTAACCAACATCTATTTTACTCCACTGGATAAACATATAATGAGATCCAGTAATATAAGTAGGAACACCGTTATTGTAAAACCATAAACCCTCCCTTCTTCTTCTAAACTCCTCATCTATATAGTCTACATAATCTGTAGCGTTCTCCCTTGTTAAACCCTTTGGTATAGCTAGCCTAGTCCATCTCTGTTTTTTCTTAGGCAGGTTATGATACAGTATATCTTTTTTATATCTAGGCTTTTTAGGTAAGACTATCTTCAAGTTATCAAACTCTAAAACGTCTCCCTCGCTTCCTTCAATTAAATATATAGTATCACTTCCTTGCATACCTTTCAGCAAAAGATCCTTTAAAATCTTTTTTCTCTTCTATTAAGGATTCACCCTCCTTTATTCTATCCTCAAGGTTTTTTATTCCTAAAAGAATTTCTTGACAGTCCTCAAAACATTCTCTTTTAGCTTTTATAGCCTGCCTTCTTTTAGCATCATCTTCCTCTATTAAAGGTTTACCTATCTCTTCTATAAGAAGATCTACAGCTCCTTTACTTGCCTCTATTAACTTCTCTAAAGTTTTAAGAGCATAGTTTTCATTCTTACCCTTCATAAACACCAAGTACATCAAAGTTACGCATACGAAGAAGTTTTCTTCCATCTATATCCATATCATACTCAGAGTTCTCACTCCACATAACTCTATCTCCTTTATTAACCCCTTGATCCTTCATCCAGCTATTTAATATAACTGCGTGTCCATGAAGTTGTACTTCAGATGCTGATGATTCTAAAAATATACCAGACTCAGATTGCTCTGGTTCTTGCATCTCTTGCTCCATAAAATTCCATATCCCTACAGGTATGTACTCTTCATCTCTTTTGATAAGGTATATCTGATCTAAAAAAGCTTGATATATATTCTCCTTATCAGCATGCTTTACAAGGTTTACAGGTGTCGCTATAAAGTGGTGAAACCAAACTTTATCACCCTCCTGTATTCCTGAGTCTTTAGTATCTTGCGTTGGTGTCTTATACACCGTACCATACTGTCTCGCTAACTTCATTGGATCGTAAGATGTATCTCTATACAACTCTTTACCATTTAATATTAACGTATCCTCTGTTTCTTTTTCTACCTCTATCCAGTAGACATCTTTAATTGGCTTCATTTTTTTATCTTAAATTTAATTTGTAATCTTTCTTTTATTTAACCTCGTACTCTTCTTCCAGTACTGCAGTGTTATACTCTATTGCTGTGGGTTGAGAGAAAAACCTTTTCCAAGGTCTTGAAAACTCTTCCTCGTCTTTCTTTATATACACATCATATACTACCTGCTGATGTTTATACCACGCAGCCTCATCTTGTATAATGGCTGTCACCTCTAGTGAACCTCCTAGCATTTTTTGACCTACCTGATAGGTTAAACCTTGCTTTAGATCCCCTATTGTTATCTTTCTTATAATAGGGTTTATCGCTTCCATATTTATTTAATTTAAATTTAATTACGCTAACGTTCTTGATATTTTAATAAAGTGAACATACAAAAATGGTGATGCTGCTGATAAAGCTTGAAGACCAACTACTGGAACTAAACCTGTTCCAGAAGTCATAGCTAAAGACTTTGTTGTAGCCACAGATTGAGTTGCCCCTCCTGCAGTTGCAGAGGTTACTAAACCATACTGAACACCATTTACAAAAACACTAATTTTTCTATTCTCATCAAAAGATAACTTTAATCTATAAACACTATTAATAGCAACTGTTATCCCTAAATCTGTTATATAGTCTGTTCCACCTATACTATATACAAAATGAAGATTACCATTTGTTGTTAAAGGACTAGCATTAGACCCTCCTAAATCATCATCAGTAGCGTATAAAAAGTAAGCTTGATCTGCATCTGTAACGTAAGCACCTGTAGTTGTTAACTTCATTCCAGCCCATATAGCTTGATTTGCAATAGAACTAGAGGTAGATATTGCTACATTAAGCTCTGTTTGATATTGAGAGAAAAAACTTACATTTCTCCATGGAGATATATTTACAAGATCTGTACCGTTACCCTCACTTGAGATTTTAGGATGAAGTATAACTTGATCATTATCTGATCCTGAAGTAAAAAAGCTTATACCAGGTTGAGTTCCAGCATATCTTAAATTAGCATCTTTAATATTTGTACCATCTGATGCCCAGTGATCATTAGAATCAATATGTGGATCTACTGTAACTTGAATTGTAAAAGTCATAGAATCAATATCTACACCACCATTAGATATTCTAATCTTACAGTTACCATCTGCTATATCGTAAGCTATCACATTAACCATAGCATTGTCAGCTACAGTAGCACTTGTATCAACTAAAACTGCTAAGACATGAGACTTAGCATGTATCATATCATTAGTAAGAGTAAATTCTTGACAGTCATTAGCTGCTAAGTCATTAGCGTAAGTGGTAATCCTAACGTGTTTAGTATGACTAATCACTGCAGTTGTAACACTAGATGCTTGAGTTTTCTCAGTATCTTGAATATCTTGATAAGGTATACTGTGAAAATACTCATCAAGAAAATATCTATCTTCTGACTGAGATAAATTACCTGTGATACTTACATTACCAGATTTATCAATAACCATAGAGTTAGAACCAGAAGTTCCAATAGTTAAAGAATCGTTAGAATGATCATAAGCTATCTTACCAACATCATTATCATTAACGTCTCCAAAAAATATATTACCACTTGATGAAGCTCCTGAGAGTATTGATAATCCAGAAGCCCCTGAACTTTCTAAAGTAGCTTCATCTGCTGATGAGTGTGATGTTACAGCACCTGCTGATGTAGACATTATATGAAGTAAACCATCAGGACTAGCTCCACCAGTACCAATACCTACTTTTAAAAACTCAACTTTATCAGTAGATAATCTCATAGAAAGAGTATTACCTGAACCACTTTGAACTGATCTTAATGTAGTATTAGATATTTCGTTTTCAGATTGAAGTATGTTTTTGTAAGTAGACGATATTGATTTACCTTTTAATGAAGCCATCTTATTTTTTCTTTATTTTCTCTATAGACCTACCAGCAAAGTAAGCCCCATATACTGTTATTAATAATGTTTGATATATAGGAATATAACTTTCTTGAATTACAAAACCTCCTACGTTACCATCAAATACTGACAAAACTACAAAAATTGCAGTTAAAAATATACATATTAGTGGTCTAATGTTTTTACTAAGCCAGTTATCAGACCTCATGTCAGCTTCCCATCGCTTTGTGACTTCTTGTTGT